TTGCATGTGCTTCTGCTGAACCACTTGCGTCTGCTACTGCATCTACACCAGGTACAATCTCTTGTTTAGCATGTGCTTCGCCGCTTGCTTCTGCGCCTGCTTCTACTTTTGCATGCACTTCTGCACCTGCTGCAACACTTGTGTCTGTTACTTCATAGCCTGCACTTGCACCTGCTTCGTAACCTGCATGTGCGCCTGCACTACCACTTGCTCCTGCGTTCTCGTTTCCCACAGAACCTGAAGTTTGAACTGCAACTTCATCTACTACTTCAATATTGTACTGCGGCTTAGATACTTGTTGTACCATGTCTGCTGACTTTTGTACTTCAGCCTGTGCTGCATCGTAATTATCTGCTGCTTCTTTTTCTGCTGCATGAGCTGCGTCTAAATCAGCTTGTGCTTTAGCAGCATCTGCTTCAGCTTGTGCTTGCTTTTGCTTTGCAGCTTCTGCTTCTTTGTCTGCATTAGCTTTAGCAGCGTCAGCATTTTGCTTGTCAATTTCAGCTTGGTGCTTTTGGTTTGACTTAGCATTCTTTTCATTCTGCTGCCGTTGTTTTTCTGCTTCAGCATTAGCCTTATCCTGTTCGTGACTCATTACAGCCTCTCCTTTTGGTTTATAATGTAGTTATAAAAAAAGGACCCTTGCGGATCCTTTTGTGGTTATTTTTCTTCTCTGGTTAGTTCAGCTAACCTTTCAGCAGATATTCTTAAATTTTGTGCTGCTCTAAGATTCTTTAGTTCTTCTTCTTTTCTTGACATTTCCTGCAAGAACATAACCAACTCGCCGTCAGTCATTAGTCCTTGCCTTCCATTAGTGCAACGGCTGCGTCATAGTCTTCTTGTGATACAACACCTTCACGAAGCAGTTTCATTCTGTTTGCCATATGTTTAGTTTGTATTTCTTCTTTTGATCCGCCAAAGTATGCTACACAATGTCCTTCTTCAATCATTATGTCTGTAACCAGTTTGCCATCTGGAGCACGGAAGTCGCCTAGAATACGCCCAAACTTGCCCTTCATATCTTCGCCATGTTTGTTTTCTGTAGTGATTAGTTTGCCGCCATTTTCTAATAGTTCTTTCAATCTATTTTTAGCTGCTAGTCCAAATACTTTTTCCACTTTGTCACTTGTGCGCGACTCTGGTGTGTCAATGCCCATAATGCGCACACGCTCGTCTTTTAGCCATACGCCAAATCCCAAGTCAATGTCTACATCTACTGTATCGCCGTCTACGCATTTAAGTAATACTACGTCATATTCGTTTTGTGTTTGCATTTTATTGCCCTCTCTAAATAATGTGCCCGTATTATTTAGTCATAAAAAAGGGCGATGTTGCCACCGCCCTTGCTGCCGTAATTTAGTTTAACTTAGAAGTTAAATGCAATACCTGCTGTCGGAGCAAAGTCTTCTGTGTCAACGTTGTAGTTAGCACCTGCTGAGAATGTTGCACCATTTACATCTACTTCATACTCACCACCGATGTTTTGCAACATGTCTGTGTCGTCACCGTTTAGGTATGCTGTGATACCGTATGCTGTTGCTACAGTTTCAAACCCAAGTGTTTCTGCGTCTACATCATAAGTCATTGCACCACCTAGGCCCAATGCACCCATTTCAATGCCGCCTACTTCCGCACCAAGTACTGTATTTTCTGTATCTAGGTTATAGTCAGCCATTGCTGTTAGATCCAAACCTGCTGCACTAAATGCATAAGCACCTTGAACATTTGAGATATCTGTGATGTCTGTGTTCCAGTCTGTGAAGCCTACTGCTACTGCTGCGTTGCCTATTGACAATGCCAGTGACTCTGTCATTGCTGGTGCTGCTAGTGTTTGCTCACCTTCTGCTTCTGGCATTAGACCATTGTCTGTGCCAAACGCTACACCAACTGTGCCTACAGTTGTTCCAACTGTCCAGTCATCGAGTGTGCCATTGCCGTCTTCGTCAACCTCAAAGTCCAGATCAACTGTTGCCAAGCCTACTGCATCGATACCAAGATCAATGCCCATTGTTCCGCCAATGTCGTTAGTTCCTGCTGTTTCAGCAAAGTCTAGACTTACTTCACCTGAAATAAGTGGTGTTGCTGCAACCGATGTTGCTGCTTCTTCTGCTTGTGCTGCACCAGCAAATGCTAGTGCTGCGATTGTTGTAATAAATACATTACGCATATTTTAGTTCCTTTTTTAATATGTATACATAGTAAAGGGCAAGTAACCGCACTTGCCCTTTCACTATATTAGTTATAACATCTACTTCCGCTTTGTCGAGCGTTTTGTTCGTTTCTTGGGGGTATCTACTATAATCTTGTTGATGTTGTTGCGTTTGAGCAACGGTAGTAATGCTGCTTCTGCTTGCGAGTTGTTCCACTTGAATTGTGTCTTGGCTTCTTTGAGCATGTCCTCTACGGCATCGTGTCGTGCTATAATGCCGTAGAGCATTTTATCTATTTCTAACCAGTTCAAGGTAGTTCTGCTAATAGAGCCTCAAACTTTTTCTTTGACTTGCCACGCAGTTTTGCGTCACGAACTGCGTCAATAGCTTCTTGTGTTAGTTCTCCTACAACCACAATACCGATCATACCCATCGAGGCATGTGGTGTGCAGACATAAACGTATACGCCCGGCTCATTTAGATAAACTTCTACATCTTGGTTGAGCTTTGATTTGCCCGGAAGTTTCACACCGTCTGGTCCGTCAATGAATTGTACATTGTGTCCTTTGTCTGTTGCAACAAACTGGATCAAGTCTCCTGGTTGTACCACAAGAATCTCTTGTGAGAACACCATGCGGCGCTTCTTATCTTCTGGGTCTTTGTTCCACATCTCAACGAAATGTTGAGCAGGCGGAGTCATTTCTTTGTCTGCTAGTGCCGGTGAACAAAAGCCCAACGTCATTACTGCTAGTGCTGTTAGTATTCTCATCATTAACCTCCTACGTAATTTTCTTTTGGTCTGTACCAGTTCTTTTGATTGTGGAGCCGACCTAGGAGTTGATGTATCTCCTTTAACTCCGCATCAATCTCTCGTACACTAGCAATTTCCCATACAGGTTTGATAGTGCTTTCTATTGCTGTTTCTCTGCGCACATTCAACTTACGCATCTGTTTATGCAATGCGTCTTCAATAATCTCAACGTCTCTTACTGTAAGTTTAAACTGTGTATTTGGAAAAGTCACTGACATAGGTCCTCATACTTTGTGGTATGAGCTCTGTGTAATGTGCCATTCTGAATAGATTTAGGAGTAGTAAAAAGATTAAAAAGATATGCGAACATCCGTGTTCCTTTCTTTGTTTAACTATATATAGCACGTCTATGTCAGGAAGTCAAGTGTGTCGAGTGCGCTATAATGTAGCAGTGAAAAAGAAAGCACCCGAAGGTGCTTTCTTGCTATGTTTGGTAACAGGGTCTAACTACCCCGTAACAGCCCTTAGGCCGCTAGTGCGAAGTTTTCGTTTGCTTCTATTTTAGTCGTTCGCGGTAACGGCGCTTACATCCCGGTAACTCCACTTTCTCTCTTACGTCAATCTATCCTATTTCGACCCCATCATAACTACACTGCTTTCTACCTCTACAGTGGCCACTGCTTACGCTGGTATAACGTCCCACAGTGTAGTTATGGTGGAGTCGCCCGGTACCGCCCCGGGGTCTTGTCCGTCGTTGCTAAAGTTTCAGCGTTACAAGTGTATTTATACACTAGGTTATAATGCTTGTCAACTGTTATCTTGCATTTCGGTCTGCTCGAGTGTTGCCGCGATCGAGGTACCACGGGTCAACATTTAATTGACGAGCAGTTTCGTTTGCCTTTTCGATAGAATTACAAGTAGTAATTGTTGTTCCTTTTTTGCCACCTATGCGAACTCGCCAAACTGGCTTGCCTTTAACAGTTTCTTCTGCATACACACGAAAGTCGTTGCGAATTTTAGTCATTGTGTTTCCTTTATTCAATTGTTTGATGCATGTATTTTTTAAGTTCTTCTAGTCGATCTCGCTCTAGTACCTCATCAACCTCTATATTGGGATATTTGATACAGGCTAGTGTAAGTTCTGCGTCTGTTAGCCACACTACTTTACCGCCGGTACGTGTAACGGCTGCACCATGAAGCCATCTTCTCCAAATAGTATAACAGCGTTTGACATGTTTGTTTTTAGGGTTTTGAGGAATCTGTGCTTCCCATGATTTCATGGGCCTAGCCTTACTGGTTTATCAACGGGTCCTACGTGTCCAACACGATCGCCCGGTTGTGCTGGTTCTACACGATGTCCATGCATACGAAGTAAGGTTGTTTGTTTCGGCTTCAACCATTTTACTTCATAAGCAGGTTCGATTTCAGTTTCCAGTTCGTTGATGAGTGCCAAAAGAACCTGTTGGCAAAATGCTCGGCGCGATGCGTCCTTTGCCCGGCGGCTTTTTGACACCGTCATAGTGTGCGAACTTTCTTTCTTTGGTTCTTCAATCACATAGATGCGATACAACTTATAGCCAAGACGTGGCAAACGAACAGCGTTAGAGGCTGTGCGACTTTGTTCAAGCCGTTGTTTGTAGTCTACTTCAAAACGGTGGGTCATTGGATTCTCGCCTCTGTGTATTTGGCGTTACCATAAAGTCGCTTGCCTTTTTCACGGATCATGTCTACAAGTGCCTGTGGATTTTCATTTGCAATCTCCCACAACGACTCTTCATCAAAGTCTTCAGTAGTATTGAATGTGTAAATCTTATAGTTGCGTTGTGGATTGAAACGAGCCCGCATCCTCATAGCCTGTAGGTTAACAGGAGCAGGCTTTAGTGTCTTGCCAGCAATGGTGTTGAGAAAAGCATCACGCTCCCAAGAAGTGCAGTCTTTGATAACTTCAAAGCCGTTTTCGTCCCACATGCAGATATAGATTCTACTTTTGCTCATTTGATATTTTTCTTTTGTTGTTACAACACTAATATAAAATCTTACGCAAAGATGTCAAGATCTTTTTCTGCTTTGGTTGTTACTTTTTTGTTAGGGTCTACAAGTTTGCGTAGCCAACTGTCAGCAATGTATGCTTTGGGCGATGGGCCTAACTGAATGTTTAGATCCTCTGCTTCGATCCACCAGTAGTGATCATGAACTGCACAATGACACTGCATGCCAAATGCTTCAAACTGTTCTCCTGCTTTGAACTTGCCAATGTATTCACTTACATTAACAATTCGTCCTACATTGCTAGGATTAATTGAGAATACAATTACAGCTCTATCGCCTGCATTTACATTCATAAATCTATCAATCCCCGTCCATGGTTGGCTATGGCATTGGTTATGATAGCAAGGCAAGTAAGAATGTAAAGCACCACACACCCAGTACGAATAATTGCAACTCTGTCATTTTTATAGTCGTCTTCATATGCTTTTTCCTCGATTGCCTTGCACCATAACTTCCACATTACATGGCGTTCTTTTTCTCGATGATTTCTTTGCGGCGCTCTTTGGTAAGTTTGCCTAGATCACCTAGCGCACTACGAGCACGAGTAGCTGCTGCCTTGACGCCTTTTTCCTCAAAAGTTTCATGCTCTTTGAGATAGTTGTTAAACGCCTGAACAATTTCTTCATGTGTTGGTTGGCTCATACTTTTTCTCCTGTTATGATAGTATAAATTTCTTTCCAATTGTTAATACATTTAGCTTTACCATTGTAATCACTGTTGTGATCATGGTTGACTAAAATACCGTCGAGTCCTAGTTCAATACCAAGATCAACGTTTTGAGGTTTATCCTCAATCCAATAGCATCCTGAGTCTCGATAACACTCAAGTGCTTCATCCTTGTCTGCGCCAGTATCCAAGTATACATACTTTTCAAATACAGTAGGTCCAAACATTTCGATCAAGTTTTTTGTGCGCAAATGTTGTGCGTAGTAATCATCGCTTAGACTTGTAATTGCGTGAAATACATATCCGTGTTCTTGATGTAGTTTTTTAACATAATAGATGGCATCACGTAGTGGAGGAAGTTTGCGAATCCAAGCACTTTCATTGAACATGCGAATCAGTTTCTTGGCTTCATCATGGTCAATGCCGTATTTGACATCCATTTGATAGTTACCTGTTTCTTTAACAGTGTAACCGTGCTTGTCCATCCAGCGACTGAATGCATACTCCCAGTCAAACAAGCAACCATCGGCGTCCGTTAAAATTACTTTATCTTTCATGTTGTGCCTCTTTCTTTGCCTTAGTATTTTTAATCATACTTTATAATAGCACGAGAAAGAGATTATGTCAACTGTTAGATACAATTATTATAACACTACATAGCCGGAGCGTCAATTTCGAACAGGTCTAAATATGCCTGATATCCGGCCATTTGATTGTCTCCAGCCGCCGGGCCAGCTGTTTGTAATTGTGCCGCCTGACGGGTTATTGTTAGTAGCACTTGCTTTATCGCTTTGATTGCCGCCAACAAATGTGTATACACCTGGACTAGGTACAGAATATATAAAATTTACATGACTATAATTCCATACTACGATGTCACCAGGTTGTCCGTCTGATAGCGGAACAGGCACTCCACCGTACACACTTGTCCTATCTCTGAAATCGTAAGCTCTAGCGCTCTGCATAAATTTATAACCGGTATTTTTTAATACCCAATTTGCAAATCCTGCGCACCACGGTGTTTGATCTGTTTGCCAATACGACGTGCTTGGAAATCCCAAGTCTTGCCAAATGCCAATAATATTTGGATTGCTAGGATTAACAGTTTCGTCCCACTGATTGTTTGCTGCTTCTTGTAAAAGCTGAGAAAGGAAGGCTGGAATTTGATCTGCTGTTGCAGTTGATTGCGCAATGTTAGGATCAACATTTGTTGGATTTCCTGGGTCATTAGGATCACTTGGATTAGTATTTGACGCAGGCGGAGTTGAACCCGGATACGATGGATTAGCCTGAGCCGGCTGTACTAACCCTGAAGTAGTTCCTAATGCACTAACTCCAGTAGCATCAGGAGTCGGAGGATAAACTTCTGGAACTTGCTCACCAGTGTCTCCAACAGTTGTTGTAGCGGTTGCTGCTGCTTCAGAAGCTATCGCTTGGTCTTGTTCTTCTGATATAGCTACTGCTGGCGCAGGACCTGTACCGCTGACTATAATTGCGTTTCCATCTGCTACAAATACATCGGGAGATCCCTGGTCAGTTTTTGGATTGCAGTGCGGCGAAACTGGACAAGAACCATCTGGTGAAGCTGGATCTTGTGTATTGTTTACTATAAGTTTTTTATTAATGTAAACATTTTTTGTGCCAGAAGCATCTAAGTTGCCGCCCGTGCCTGTATTAGGATCACCGTCTACACTAATTAGTAAATTGTTTGCATAAACGTTGTTCTGTCCTTCTACTACAGTAGTATGACCACAAACTCGCAAATCTGTATCTCTATGTACCGGAACAGTCATTATGCCATCTGAATGCCAGTTGTACTACTTACATACTGCTTGGCCATTTCGCCATCAGTTTTATGGATGACCAAACATCCGTTTTTGTTGATTTTTACTTTTGCATCAGGACTGATAGTAAATGTAAATGGTCCTAATCCGATTCCTTGTTGTGTTGCTACAATAGCCATTGGTTTTTCTACTGTAAGAGTATTTGCATCTTCTTCAACAAATCGTGCTACAAGTTCTTCGCCTGCATTGGTTTTGATTGTAATAGTATCTGTAGCCTTGTAAGGTGTTTCAATAATCATAAAGTAAATCCTGTTCCGTTATAGTTTGTTTCTTCAATATAAGTTTTTAGTTGATCCCATCCACCGATCTTTGTACCGTTGACTACAATCTGTGGAAATGTTCTTGCACCTGGAAAATGTTCAAGAACTTCTTCGCGAGTAAAGTCAACATCAAGTTGACGATACTCAAAGTCGAAATTGTTCTGCTCGCAAAATACTTTTGCTTGTTCGCAATGAGGACACTGTGCTTTACCCCAAATCTGTATCATAAGCTGAATCCTTTGAATGTATCTGCACTAACATCTTGTTTGGTGCCGCCTTGTATATAACTTGTAATTTCTGTTTCTTGTGGCGCCACTTGAACATCTGCTCCACTGATCCACTTTTGTGTCCAAGGCAGCGGATTATTTTTGATGTTGTAAGGTCCTTTGAGTCCCACATTGTTCATTCTCTTTGTAGCAATATATTCTACATACTGAGATAGTAGCTCTGTGTTCAGTCCAATCATACTTCCGTCTTTGAACAAATAATCTGCCCACATCTTTTCTTGATCAACTGCATCCACAAACATTTGCACACATTCTTCATGTGTTTCTTCTGCGATTTTAACAAAGTCAGGATCATCTGTTTTAAGAATTTTAAGCAATGCTTGTGTGCTTGCAAGGTGCAAGTTTTCATCACGAGCAATCAACTTGATAATTTTAGCATTACCTTCCATCTTCTTTAGTTCTGCAAATGCCCAACTACATGCAAAGCTCACATAGAAACGAACACCTTCAAGAATGTTCACACTCATTAGTGCAAGCCACAGTTTCTTTTTAAGTTCGTACATGTCTACATCAACTTGGTTGCCATTCACTGTGTGCTTGCCTGCACCCAGTAGATTGTAATAGCCTGCAGATTCTATCAAATCGTCGTAGTACTCTGAAATGCTGTCTGCACAATCTACAATTTCTTTGACATCCATAAGCTCATCAAATATTTTGCTAGGGTTAGAATATACGTTGCGGATAATATGTGTATAACTACGACTGTGAATGGTTTCACTAAATGTCCAAGTAATAATCCAATTTTCTAGTTCTGGCAAACTTACAATCGTACCAAAACTTTCTGCTGGTGCTCTACCTTGTACACTGTCCAACAAGATTTGACGCTTGAGGTTTGATGTAAAAATATGACGTTCGTGTTCGGTAAGGCTCTTGAAATCTTTGGCATCTTGATAGATATCCACTTCTTCTGGACGCCAAAAGAAGCCAAGTTGTTTGTCAGTTAATCCATCAAACTGTTTGTACTTCAACGAATCATAACGTTGAATAGTTGGGCCTCCGCTGGGATCCAAGAAAGCTGTAACCTTAGTATGGTCTGCACGATTTTCTACATCAAAAACGCTCATAGTATTATCCTTTTTTCACTGTGTTATACTAGCATGTAATTGCTAGCATGTCAATTATATTGTGCAGCTTTCGCAAGCTTCATCTTCAATAGGCGGAAGTTCTTTGGCCTCTGCCTCAAACATTTTGTTGACGTCAAGTTCGCCTTGTCCATCATAGGTATTAAAATAGTACAATTGTTTGCCGCCTAGTTTGTAGAACAACAGCAAATGCTGTAGCATTTCACTTAACGGAATTTTTTCATCTTCGTAATACGAAGGATTATATGATGTATTAACACTAATGCCTTGATCAATATACTTCTGTAGCACTGCCATGATTTTAATATATCCTTCTGGACTCTTTTGATCCCACAACAAGTCGTACATATTCTTCAATCTTTTGAACTCAGGCACAACCTGCTTTAAAACACCATGCTTTGATTGCTTAATTGAAATAAGCGAGCGTGGCGGCTCAATGCCGTTTGTAGCATTAGCAATCTGCGCACTTGTTTCACTGGGCATCAATGCCATTAGTGTGCTGTTGCGAATACCTGTGTCCTTTAACTGCGCACGTAGTCCTTCCCAATCCATTCGCTCGACATGAGGAATAACTTCATCTAGTGCTTTTGAGTATGTTTGGTTTGGCGTGATGCCGTGTCCGTATTTTGTCTCCAAGTTACCGCTAGGCGCTCCTTGTTCAGCTGCCAAATCTGCACTGGCTTTGATAAGATAGTAACTCCATGCTTCTGCATATTCGTCAATAAGCTCTAACCCTTCTGTGGTAATGTCTTGATAGGACAAATGATTTTTTGCCATCCAATAGGCAAAGTTGATAATGCCTACACCTAACGGACGACGCTTTTCTGTTGACAGTTGCGCGGCTAGGATAGGATAGTCTTGATAGCTTAACAGTGCATCAAGTCCTCGGACTGCTAGACGACAAATGCGTTCAAAGTCTGATGGGTTTTTGATATTGCCCCAATTGATTGCACTGAGCGTACACAAACTTATTTCACCGTCTGGATCATTAACATCAGTTAGAGGCTTAGTTGGCAAGTCTATTTCAGCACACAAGTTGCTTTGACGAATGGGCGCAACCTCAGGAAGGAAAGCACCATGCTCGTTTGCATTGTCTACATTCTGCAAGTAAATACGGCCTGTGTTCTTGCGTTCTTCCATAAAGCTGCTGAACAACTGAATTGCTTTGACTGTCTTCTTGCGCAATTTTGTGTTACGTTCTGCTGTTTCGTATAACTCTTTGAACTTGTCTTGATCTGCATAAAATGCATCGTACAATCCAGGAACATCACTAGGCGAGAAAAGAGTGATGTCGCCACCGCTGATTAATCTTTCGTACATCAGTTTGTTGAACTGTACGCCGTAGTCCATGTGACGCACACGGTTGTCTTCTGTGCCTTTGTTGTTCTTTAGCACAAGAAGTTCTTCTGCTTCTAAGTGCCAGATTGGATAATAGATGGTTGCGGCTCCGCCTCGAACTCCACCTTGAGAACAAGACTTTGTAGCAGCTTGGAACATTTTATAGAAAGGAATAATTCCTGTATGATAGGCATCACCTTTGCGTATTGGACTACCGATAGCACGAATGTTGCCGCCACCAATACCAATGCCTGCTTTTTGACTTACATATTTAACGATACTAGAACTAGTAGCATTGATGCTGTCAAGACTATCATCAGCCTCAATAAGCACACAACTACTGAACTGTCTCTGTGGAGTGCGTACACCTGCCATAACAGGCGTAGGCAAACTAATATCATGCAAACTAATAGCATCATAATATTCTTTAACGTACTTCAGTCTTTCCTCTTTGGGGTACGCATTAAAAAGTGTGGCTGCAATAAGAACATAGCACATTTGCGGTGTTTCAAAGATTTTTCCAGTCACACGATTTTGTGCTAGATACTTGCCACGAAGTTGTTCCATAGCCACATAGGTTAGATTTTCATCACGCTCGTGTTTGACAAAACTATTAATTTTTTCCCATTCTTCATCATCATAATAGGAGATGAGATCTGGATCGTAGAACCCTAATTCTATGTTTCTTTCCACCAGTTCTCTAACGCCAATAGGCTCGTACTGTCCGTAAACTTGCTTGCGTAAATGATAGTTGATCAGTCTGCCGCCAACATACTGATAGTTTGGTGTGTCTTCACTGATAAGATCTGCGGCTGCTTTGATCAGAGTTTCTTGAATTTCTTCTGTGGTCATTCCATTATAAAATTGGATTTGACTTTTTATTTCCACCTCACTCGGACTAACTCCAGTTATATCATTACACGCATAAAAAACAACTTTGTGTAGTTTTTCAATATCTAGAGACTCTTTTTGTCCGTCTCGTTTGGTGACTTGAATCATTCTTTCTCTTCCTCTTATGTTACATTAATTTGATATTTATTGTAGTGCAGGCATTGGATATTCGATTTCAGAAACAGTAGTAATAGGAATTTCGTCTCTGTGAACATATGAATCTCCAGTGTAACCTATAACTTTGTCATCAACATAAAGTAAAAAATCTGTTGATGATCTTTCTTTGTCATGTGTAATATGTATCTCGAAATCGATTGTCGAAAACTTGTCAGTTAACTGCAAGGTGTAGCAAATCGCTAGAATCTTAACGAACGGACAATAATTATTTTCTTCTATTAACTCCCATGGATCTGGCCATGTGCTCTTTGTGTACGGGTCGGCAGCAATAGAAGACAGTGGTGCACTATAGAAAAAATCAATAGCATCCTGTAACGGATCCTTAGAAGTTTCTAGAGTGAGTCTAAAGTCTCTCCATTCGGCAAGGCGATCTTCGAATTTTTTATCAAACATTTATCAATTGTTATTTGTATCTAACGGTGTATGTTAATTCTGCTTGGTCACTACTTGTAAAGTTTAACACCATAATGCCTATTGTGTCAATCTCTCCGTCGCCATTTTCATCAAAAGTTTGAGCTAAAAATTCTAAATTTTCTTGATACAATCCGTCGCCAGTATAATCGTATTCGTCTGATATATTATATGTGCCATTGACTGGGTCAACCACTAGATTAATCACACCGTTTCTAACAGCATTCACTTGATTGCTTCTATACATATAGTCCATCACGTATCCTCTGCCCTTGTCGGCAGCTGGTAGTTTGAATAATTTGGTCGGCTCTGCATATTCCCCTATGTTTAAAATGTTAGACCTATTCATAGAAGTAATTTGGGAACCTTCAACTTCGGTAACATAAGGAACATTTACTAGATAATTTGCATCGTATCCTAACAACTCTGCTCTTTGGAAATAATCACCGACACTTTGTCCGCCTTGATCATCAAACTGTATGTTAGGATATGTATTACTATCAGGATCGCCGCCGTCATTACCGACGTTGTAGTATTTGTTTGAAACACTGGTGTTGTCAGGTCCAGTATAAACAAAAATGCCATGTGTCATCACATCATCAAATGTAGAATTCTCTACACTGTTTTGTTTAGGTCCTGTTAGTTGTCCGCTAGTACCTAATACCGTTGTTTCACCAAATACAACTCCTGCCCATAATGTAGTGAATTTACATTCGTTCCATACGTTGTTCGAAATATCCTGATCACTAATTACTGCATATGAATAACCTTGAAATTGTAGATTTATAAAGTTATTATAGCTACAATTTACAGCTGAACTGAGACCAGATAGTGTAATTGCAACATTTGATCTGTTGACATCGTCGCCTATATTCCAAGTTCCTACTAGTTTGATATTTTCAAAGGTACTGTTTTTACAACTGATCAAATTAAATGCAGCACTGCCTTGAGTGTTTATTGTTAAATCAGTAACAGAAATATTCCTAGCTTGGTTTAGTGTTGTACTTACAGCGTCATCTGCATAATTACCAACTGTGCTGGTTTCGTTTACAGTTTGAAATGCAACATGGGATCCAGCGTTAATAATAGTTTTATCAATGCCAGTGCCGCGAATTGTAGTATAAGGCGGCAAATAGATTGTGTTGCTAATAGTATATTCGCCTGGTTCAAGTATGAGTTCTACTCTTGCTTGAGGAGTGCTTTTGTTTGCGGCATTCAAATATAACTGATCAATAGCACGTTGTAAAGCCGCTGTTTGATCCGTGCCGTCGCCATCTGCACCAAAAGAACGAATGCTCACTCGATCGTCTAGTCTTTCTTGTAGAGTGCGCAATACAGGAATATTTACACTAGGACCTGTCTGAATAAATCCTGCTGTGTTTTTGTAAGAATATGTGTCTGCAAATTGGAACAAGTCGTCGTGTTCGCTTAACAGTTTGGTATTGCCCACATAAGGAGCTCCTTCAGCAACACTTCCATTACCTATAAATAATTCTTGTGAATCTATTGCCCAACCAATTTCACCGCTTGCTAGTTGCGGCAATCCTGATCCACTGTTTTTTTGTCCTCTGCGAACTTGAATTCTTGAAATACTTACGACAGCCACGTGTCTCTCCTACACATTTATTATTATATTTATGCGTAATTGGAGTAGTAGTCTTCGCAGCGTTTCCACCACTCTTGTGCCCAATCGTCAAACTCGTCTGGCCAAATATCAAACTGTTGATATGTCAAGTCTCGACTGCACATAAACACATGACCTTCCCGTATATCGGTGCCATGCACTTCATTATGTGCTAGTGCATACGCTGTCAGCTGTAGGAAATAATCGTATACCCATTCTTCTTTTTTGGGCTTGTTGGACTGTTTAAAATCCATAATGCAAGGTTGGCCTTTGTATTGCCCAACCAAGTCGGTTGTACCTGCATATATGCCTGGCACGTACAAAGGTACTTCGCTTCCCCATATTTCATCTACATCTACCATAGCTTTTTCTTTGATTACAGTAGCCATAGTGTGTGCTTGTTGAGCATAAGGATTACTGCCAGGAGTGGGCCACTCACCAAACTCTATATAATCCTCAAGATATTTGTGCATGCGGGTGCCGACACCACTAGCTTCTGTTACAATCTCTTGCGCTTTCTTTTCACCTACACGCTTCTTCCAAGCAATGAGATGCGTCTTATCTTTGGTAGCATCGAGAATAGTTGTTACACTTGCAACAGGAGGACCGCCGGGAGCGGCGTATCTACGCTTGCCGTTTACTTCTACTCGCTTGAGTTTTTCGTAAACAAATTTATCGGTTATTAGACTCATCTGAATCCTCTTCTTCTAGGTTATTTAAATCCCAGTCATGCATTCCGAATGGGTCTGTGTAAAAAGGATCCACTTCTGAAAAAGGATCATCAAATCCTTCTACCATTTGTACCTCAGGTATCATTTGTGTGAGCATGTTTTCTACACCATACTTTAGTGTCATAGTGCTGCCTGCGCA